AGGTTGTTGACCAGCCCTGGCTGAACCGTGAACCAGTAAGTGGTGACGCCTCCGACCGTCTTAGGTCCTAGGTCAGTGACTTGGAATGGGTGCTTATCGGCCTCGTCGATAGGGTATTCGCACCATGTAGACCAAGTGTCATTAATGCTCAGGTTATGGCCTGAAGCGGATGACGTAAAGGTATATCCTGAACCCGGGTTAATTTGCATTTTATTCGCCGTTCTTGTAAACGCCCTTCGGATAGCCGTTTGGGTTATACCTGATCTCGTAGGAGCACTTAAATACGCTACCGTAGTCTTCAAAGTTAACCTGAGAGAGAAGCATACAATCGTCAGTTGCATTCAAAAACGTCGTTCCGATATAGTCAGGGAGCACCTTGACCGTAGAGCAGAAGTTATTGCTTCCAGAGGTTGTACCAACAGCAGAGCGGAAGGCCGCAGTCTTTAGCGTCTCTGTAGACTTGAAATAAAGCACCCCTGAAAAAGATGTGACCTGGGCAAGGTAGCTCGTCTTTCCGTAGTACTGAGGATAGTCTGGATCTACGAATCCAATAAAACGACCACCTTCTCCACGCTCGAAGCAGGCGCCGTGATAACCTTCCGATGAAGGGACAACGACAGGCTTTACCGGCAGGCTAGTTGAAAGGATAGTAACTGGAGGCCCAAGAGTTGAATCATCATAAGCGCCACCAAAGTCTGAAGGCTTTCCTGCAATGGGAGAAGATGCTCCAGCAAAGCCCGTAGCCGCCACGAAAAAGTTCGGGTGAGCCGTGATGGGTTCAGTGGTCAAACCCATAGAGCCAGTTACGTTTGGATTAGTCCAATTATAATCGCCGTTCTTGACGCCGATGTACTCGGCGGTGATAGTGGCAATTCCGAGCTGATCATAGACGACCTCAATCTTATGAACAGCCATGAAATTAAACTCCGTGATGGGGTGGGCGGACCCGCGGGCAAACGAAGTCAAACCACTAATGGCTTCAGTTCGATTCATCTTGAAGACGCACCGGCCAGTGTAGAGGCCATAGCCGTCGGTAGCTACGTTCCAGCCAGGCTGGAGCATGGCGTCAGTTAGGGCATTGCCCTGATTAACGCGTACAGGTGTATATGGCATAAATTATTTACCGGATAGGAGTTTAGAACGAGAGGGTGCGGCCACTGACTTATCTCCCTTTGAGAAATCGCTAGTTGCGGCCTCCTTGGTCGCAATCATTTGTAGAAGTTCGGTGTGGCGCTTCAGTTCGTCAATTTGCATCTGTGCCATTTCCATGGCGATGTTGGAGCCAACGCCGATGACGTTGCCGTAGCCTTGGATTTCACCGGGCTTGCTACGGTTAGCAAATTGCTTCAATTCAGCGAGCTCTTTAGACTCTTGAGCGGCCTTTAATTTATTGGCATTTATGTCTGGCTGATACGGAGTCCTGTCGATTGAACGGCGTTCTAGTACATCTTGCATAGCTTCATTTTTGCTAATGCTATTAATTCCCCAGAACATACCGATTGCATTAGCATATCGGCCTACTTTGTTCATTACTCCTTTTCCTTCTTTGACGTATTGAATTAAGGCTTTATCTCCCTCGCCACCAAACCCTGCAAACCCGCCTTGGTTCTTTTGCTCCTCAGCTAATGCCTGACGGGCAAGTTCAGCGTTCTTGCGGTCTAGAGCATCTTGCTGACGGCTTTTAACTTCACGAGCTGAAGCAACTGTTCCTGATCCAAGGTATTTAGATTCTCCCTTGGCAGCAAAATCGATAGCGTCCTTTGCGTCTTGTTTAGCTTTTTCAATCGAAGCACCAATGGCGCCGACTATTGATTGAAAGATTACAAGAGGTGCCACATACGCTAGAGCAACGTCCTTAAATGCCGTACTGAACTTTTTTTGAATAGCTTCTGTCTGTTTTTCTAATGAGACAACTGCGCTCTTTGCCTTTTCCATCGCCTGCGGAATGTCAGACGTGGTCGAGATTTTTGCGGATAGTTCTGCGTCGGCCATAGTCGTCAGGGAGTCGGTACCTTTGCAGGATTGGAAGCAGCCGCCGCGGCCGCGTCCTTGGCTTCCTCCTCGGCCATGAAGGCTTCCTCCTCCGGCGACATGATCGCAACGTCAGCACCCTTAGAGATAGCCAGGGCAGAGTTTAGCCAGATGGCCTGACACTCCGGCATCTCCCATGCCTGCTTGTAATCAATACCTGACGCCGTTAAATTTGCCACAATAGCTAGGGGCCATGGGATTCCCTTATCACCACCGGACGTCTTGGCCGTCTGTTCCCAGAACTTTGGCCAGTGCGCTACGAGGATGTAGTCTGCGAAGGCCTTGAGGTAGGCTTCGAAGCGGGCTGGGTTACGCATGAGACGCATGATCCGCAGTTGGTCCTTCCAGCCGAGCCGACCGCCAACCTCTTCGTCAGCGCATACCTGACAGGCGAAGAGCAAGTCGGCGGGGGTAACTCCACGGGAGCCAGTAACCAATGGAGACTCGAAGGCCGTCAGGCGCACGCGGTACTTGAGGCACCACGGATAAAGAGTTCGACCCAACATCCTTGGGAGAGGAGCCGGGTCGATAAAGGCGTTAAGGAACCGTTTGTCCATACGCCTAGTCTAGCCCACTTGGGGCCAAGTCAATTAGGCAGGCGTGATGCCTTCGTAATCGATGGCCGTCACGGTGACCGCGGTGAAGCCCTTGTTGGAGCCCTTCTCGTCAATCTTGGTGACCGTAAATGTGCCCGAAACGGAGGCTGAGCCAGACGGGTAAGCGGTGGCGGCGTTAAGCGTAAAGCTGAGAGCGGTACCGAGCGTCGGCATCGTGGAGGTCTTGCAGATGCCTTCGATGGTAATCTCGGACTTGCGGTCATCGAGTCGGTGGGTCTTGGTCAGGCCGGCTTCATCGACCACAGTTGCCTCGGCATTGAACGAGGACGAGAGCGAGTAGCTCTGGACAAAGAGATTGGTGACAGTACCGGCCACACCATAGAGGCAGGTAACTCCGTTTGAGATGGCGGCCATATACCTTTGGGCGGTTTGGAATTAGGCGGGGAAGACCGTGAGGATGTCGAAACTGAATGAGGTCGCCCAGGAGCGTTCATCGACCCCTTCGTCCTCTGAGCCGATGGTCACGTCATAGCAGGACGCGTCACCCGTGGCCGTGAAGGCAGCCTTGATGGACGTCAGGTCACGCATATTTCCGACAAGGGCCGCGCAGCGGAGGCGGTGATCGGCGAGGGTCGTGTCGTCGGCGTTTGAGAAGAGCGTGATACGGACTGAGCAGGAGTAGTTGCCTAGGCCCTCGGGGAGGTCGCCAGGAGCCCGGGCAGACTCGCAGAGGACGACCGCCTTGGGCAGTGTCTGGGTCGCGGCGCTGTCGCCTGTTAGGAAGGCGATGGTAGTCAGGTCGGTCTGGGTCGAGAGGTAGGTCGCAACTGTAGATTCGACGATGTGGCGGATGGATTTAGAGGCCATAAAGGTAGGTTGATTAAATGTTGATAACCGAAGCCTTGAGGTGCCGCCTCATACGCAGGGTCATTTGCTTGCGGCGGTTGACGATGACCAGCGGGATGACGGAGGCGTCGACGCCAATGTTGTTCACATTGCCTAGGCTGTTTGTAACCGTCAGCTCGATGTTCTTGTTCTGGGTATCGGCTACTAGGTTACTGGTGCCACGGGTTGCGTGGCGGTTAATCCAGGCTACGGCCAGCAGGTCGGTGCCAAAGTTCTTTTCGATGCCGTTAATCTTGGGCTTAGGGAGTGAGCGTAGGGCCGAGGCCCAGCCGGACTTTACCATGCCGACCATCGCTTGACGTTCCTTGATGTACGAGGAGAGGTCACCCTTGCTCTCGACGAGCAGTTTGATTTTAGTCGGGCGAATGTTCTTACCGATGCGGCCGCCGAACTTGCCCTTGATGCGGTTATGCGGATCACGCAAGTCGCCGACAAAACCCTGACCGTAGTCCGTCTTTACTGGGTTGGTCGTGTTGAAGTAGTTCTTTGCCTTGGCAAACGCCCGGGCGTGGTCCTGGTCATTGGCAATCTTGCGCATGATTGGGGACAGGCCTTTGAGGGCTTCGAGTTTACCGCCGCCGATGACCTTGTTGAATAGGCTTAGGTCGTTAGACTTAGTCGCGTAGGCGAGTTGATTGGTCAGCAGGGCCGAGGCCGAGTTGGAGTTGCGATCATTAGCCGCCACGAAGATTTTGCGGATGTCTCCGGCCACGGCGTCATCACCTGCGGTCTGAGCCGCCTTGGACAGGCCACGGCCTCCGCCCTTTGGCATAGGAGGGGTGAAGGTTGCCGCGTCTTGGC